CATGCACTGTCTGTCCAGGAGTAATACCTGAGTAGATACTGATACTGCGAGTAGATGCAAAAGCATCAATGTCTGCTGTGTGGTCTAGTGTGTAGCCACGAACAGGGAACCATTCACGAGATGGTCCTACTGTTGAGTATGTCACGCCAAGGATTGCCTGGAAGTCTGCTGGCAACTGGTATGTAGTGCGTGCTGCAATAAAGGGGAAGTCAGTTGTACCGCTGGCAAATACCATTGGGTACATGGCATCAATAGTGTTATTGATTGCCTTCTTGATTTCTGCTCGTGGAAAGATTGGGCTGGCAATTACCTTTGCGTTTTCTTCGTGTGCTGCAGGTGTGGTGCCACGCTGTCCACGACCCCATGGGGTAAGTGTCAATGTGTTGGCTACATTGTCTGTGCTATTAACAAAGACAATCTCATCATCAATCTGTACAAAGCCACGACCCATACCTGTTGCATCAGCAATAGATAGGGTAGTTGTAGTTGATGATGCAGGTGATGTTAGCCAACTGGTTGGCTCAACATTGTCTGTGTATCCATGAAGAACTGAATCAACACGCTCAATTAAATCTAAATATGAACTCATAGGTTAATGCTCCTCAATGCTACGACTCCTGATAATCCAGTGGTTCCTGCTAACTCATTGCAGATAGCATTAAAGTCTTTATAGTTAGTAGGCTGGCGAGATGAACTTGCCTTGTAATTCAGGGCAGCAATAAGACCCAAGCCATTGGTACCAGCCCATGCATTGGCAGCACCTTGTTCAGATTCATATGCTGTCATTACTGGATAGGTACCACCATTGGCTAAACGATTGAGTTCGTCTGCTAGTGAACTTCCTGCTGTTCCTGTTGCCATTACTTAGCCTTTCTCTTTGCTGCTGCGTTATCCACGAGGTTTGGGTAAGGGCGACCAGCCTTCTTAGCAGCAGCCTTAGCCTTTGCTTTTTGTGCTGGTGTTAGTGGTGTTGATTTCTTCTTTGGATTCTTTGTATCCCAAAATGCTTTCTTCTTCACCACTTCACCTTGTCTGCCCAATACGCTGCACTCATCTTGCCTTTGGCAATATTCTTTGCATGGCGTGCTTTGAACGATGCTTGACGGGCAGAAGGTTGTCTGTCTCCTGAGACTCCCTGTTGCCCAAAACGAATTGTTTTTACTTCTGAACCTGACTTAGCCACAACAACATGAGACTTTGTTGGATGACTTGGTGTGCGCTTAGGCTTGTTAAAGCCTGACACACCAGCACGGGCTAGGCGTGGGTCCTTCTTGGCTGGCATTACTTCTTCTTCTTAGCCATCTTTGCCTCGCTCATAGCGATAGCAACTGCCTGCTTCTTAGACTTAACAGCGGGTCCACCCTTACCTGACTTGAGAGTTCCGCGCTTGTACTCGCCCATTACTTTTTCAACCTTCTTCATTGCTGCTTTTTTCTTCATGGCTTAGTCCTCGTAATCATCTTCCATCTCAAGGCGCTTGCCTGTTGGCACTTCGCCAATACGCTGAATAGGCTTGTTGTACTGAGCAACATTTGCTGCAGTCGGAGCAGAGTTAACTTTTCTCCCACCAACACCATATGGACTCACTGTTCCATAACATCCGCACTTAATGCACATTTCTACTCCTTTGGACTGTAACTTGTGTTTCTCCGCCAACAGTTGTGTTGTAGTTAGCAGAAATCTGTATTGCTTTTATAGCAACTTCTTCGGCATCTTTGATTGTCTTAGGACCAACCATTGCTACTGCACCAAGTGCTAAGTTGCCACCACCACCGATTGCATAGAACCCGCCATCATCGCGGGAGAAGGAGTAGTAATGGCTAATCTCATAAATGATTCCGTCAAAGGCAACGAGTGCATCAAAGCCTGCATCTCTATCAGCAGGGTCTGGGTTGTACCCATTGTCAATCATTGCCTTGCGAAGTGATGGCAATACTTTGCTCATCATAAACTTATCTGAATCCATAACCCTGGATACTTTGGGTGGCTGCCATAGGTACTGTGCAATGTTTGCTGCTTGGTCATCTCCAGCGAAGGCGATTACATACTCGTCCTTGGTGATAACCTTTTCAATACCTTTTGCTGCATAGGGCTTATCGTTGTAGGTAATCCTGGAATCACCAGCGATAACTGCTGCGTTCTTTAACTGGATACCAACGATGGCTGTCATGTTTGCCCCTTAAGCGCCGTATGCTTTTCCTGTCTTGTTTGAAATATCTACTGCCTTCTGGACTGCCTGCATGCTTGTACCTGCTGGCTGAATACCTTGAGCGCGGGCATCTTTATATGCCTTGAGTTCTGCATCCCACTTTGTAGTTGACATACTTACTTTAGAATTGGCATCTCCTACACCCATTTCAAGTGTAGAAACCTTGCAGCCAAAACATCCTTCAACATACTCAGGATGTGTAGTTCGTCTGTGTAAACTCATGCTGGTGTTATGTACTCCCCGTAGCCTTGAGCAGTCAAGGCATCTGCTGTCTCTTGCGTGATTAAAGTCTTAGTACCACCTAAGTAAAACTCAGTAGCAACATCAACATCAACCTGTGCTGGGTAACGATATGAGGAATAGATACCGTTAACTCTTAAGACAGAAACTCCCTTATTGATTTTATAGCGCGAGAACAAAGGACCATCAGACATTGGAGTTTCTTCAACGATGGGTGTAGTAAAAATGTACTGAGTCATATTGTCCTATTCTGTTGCAGAGGATGGGGCTTTCGCCCCACCCCCCGACAACTACTGCTTAGAGAGCAGCGATTGATGAACCTGATTCGATGCGGTATAGAGCAGCCTCGCGGTAGCGTGACCATCCGATAACACCGTACCATCCGATTGGACGGAAGCGCATCAACTTATCGGTGATTGGTCCGATAACAACTGATGGCTCTTGTGCAACAGCCTCAGCCAATGCTTGCTTTCCAGCAAGGATTGTGTCGAATACGCGAGTTACAGGTGTAACAGTTACAACAGTTGATACTGTAACTGCTGCTGAGTTAGCAACATCTACAGTGAAAGTTGTTGTGTTTCCTGATGTTGTGATTGCAGTAATCTTCGCAGATGTTCCTACGCCTGTTCCTGAAATCTTGTCGCCGACCTCTGCACGAGATGCGATGACTGCTGTTGAGGCAACACCGAATGTGAAGCCTGCTGATGTACCAGCAACAGTTACGGCTGTTGTAGCCAATGCTGTCTGGTCTGCGCCTGCCTTGCTTGAGAACATGCGTGGGTTTTCAATGAAGAAAGCACCTTCGTATGTACCGATTGAGCCTGCGAATAGGTTACCCAATGAAGCATCTGTGTGCTGGTGTGTGTCACGCCAGCCGATGTTTCCTGTCTCAGCACGAAGGTCGTGTGAAACTTCTGGGTGGATACCTGTCCAGTATAGGCTTCCTGAACGAGGAACAGCCTTGTTTGTACGCAACTTAGCAACTGCCTTACGAAGGTTAGCAGATGTGAGTGTCATACCTGCTGTAACAGTTAGAGTTGATGTTGCTGTACCTGAATAGATAACATTCACACCGTTGACAAGCGCTTGCTGCGCGATGTCATCGAGTGAGTCAGCCATGTTGTAAGCGATGATGTCAGCGATTGCTGGGTCAACATCTGATAGTGAGAGCAGTTCCAACTTGCGTGTTGCAAGTGCAGCGTTACCCTGTTCGTTTAGAGTAACTGAAACTGTTGAGACATCTGGTAGTGCTACTGCATCTACATCGGTTGTCTCTGAAAGAGCAGCAGTTGCTGCAGCCAAGTCATTGTAAAGTGAGAATACAACGCTTGAACCTGGCATCGCCTGCTGAACTGGGCGCTTATCCGCTACTGCACGAATCATCGGCGTATCGCGGAGGGCAAATTCTACATAACGGTCATAAGCGGTCTTTACAAGACCTGCCATAGACGAGGTATCTGTATATGCCATGTGGGTTCACCTCCTGGTGATTGGTTAGTTGGTTGGGTTAATTACAAACCAAGGAGTGCATCTAGTTCATCGCGTGACTTTGCCTGCAAGACTCGCGACATGGAATCTGTGTCAAGGTTTGGAGCCTGACCAGTAGCGACCATGTTGTTAATTCTTGCTTGAGCAGTCACATCGTGAGACTGTTGTGTTGACTGATTTTCAGCCTGGGTTACTGCACCAAATACATCGCCATATTCGTTAATCCAGTTATTGATTGCTTCTTCCGAAGTATCAATATCTGCTGGTACGAACGCTGCAATCTTTGGGTTGAAACCCTTTGCTTGTAGCACATCCTTGACAGTACGCTGACGGGTCTGTGACTTAAGACCTAACAACTCCTGTTCTAGTTCCTTTGCACGCTTTTCAAGCGCACGGTTTACTTTGCGGAGTTGATTGATGCCACCGTCTTGGGTGGTTTCATCATCTTCGTCATCGTATTCATAGTTGGTAGCCATCTACCTATCTCCCTTTGTTAGTTGTATTCGCAATCCACAATGCAGTTAGGGGAAACTACATTGGCTATCACTACCAGTCTTTTACGCCCACCTAGGCTGGTCGGTTAAGTGGGGATTCTTTTTATATTCCTTCGGTACCCTTGAGTGAAGTACTTGTTACTCCAGAGCGACCACCGAAGCGAGTCATTGTTTCTCGTTCAGCACGCTTCTGAGATGCCATCTGGCTTTGAATGTCTTTGCCAACGATTCCTTGAATCGCCTCATTTTGTGAGTAGTTAGTTCCTTCAATACGAGCAAGGCGTGCTTGCTGGTCTGAAAGAACCTTGGCTTGAGCAAAGGCTGACCTGATTGTCTGGTAGTCCTGCTCACCAACACCACCGCGTAGTTCCTCTGCTTCAACTATTGAGACACCAGTACCAAACCCGACATCCATTGCAGCAGCACCAATCTCAGCAAGGCGTACCTGCTTCTTAATGATGTCCATACCAACGGTTGGATTGAGTAGGTATGCAGTAAGTGCTGCATTATCTACCTCTGGGTAATAAACCTTAAACTGTGAGATAACATCTGCGTTATCCTTAACGCGAGTAGCAGCAAGATTGACTCGCTCCTCAAACTCACGAGGGCTAACTAATTTTGAAACATAAGTTCCTAGTTGCTTACGAGAACCAAGCACCTTGGTATCAAGTCCATAAGCCTGTAGTGTCTGTAGGTAGCCTTTCTCCATAGAGATATAGGTAGCCTCATTAACAGCCTGACCTGCAGCGCGAAGTGCTTCCATGCCAGGGAATCTATCTTTGTAAGATTGTGTCTTAGGTAGTTCTAATTTAATCTGTGAAACTGAGTAGTCGTTTCTAATGAAACCATCAACCACATCAGCCAAGTCTCCTAAGCCAAAGTCTGCAAGAGATGCACGGAATTCTTGCTGTGCGGTTTTCTTGGCAGTATCTTCCTTAACACCATTGACATAGTTAACTCCGCCAAGGGTTCCAGTAAAGTTTGCACCGTTAAGTTTAAATGGGTCAGTTGAAGTTCCAGCGCCTGTGTATATGGCACCACCACCTGCATTGTTATTTACATTACCAGTAACTTGCTTAGGAATAACTTTCTTTGTTCCATCACTGTATGTAATAGTAGTACTTCCATCAGCGTTAGTTACTCTACCAGTTTCAGTAATGGTACTTGCAACAGTTGTCTTAGGAAGTATTTTCTTGGTTCCATCACTATAGGTAATAGTCTTAGTTCCATCAGGATTTTCAACTTCACTAACTATTGTTAAGGTTCCAGGTACACCAGTTTTTAATCCTGTACCAGAGATAAGGTTTCCCTGTGCATCATAAACATTGCCGTATGCTGTTGTACGCTCAGTTGGAATAGGCTTTCCAATAGGGAATATCTCTTTGTATTCGCCAACGCCACCTGCTCCTGTACGAACAAACTTAATAATCGCACCAGCGGCTTTTCCTTCTTCTGTTAATTCAGGTTTAGGCTGGGATTTATAAGCAGCGGTAATACGAGCATTGGCTTCTGTAGCGGTTTCGCCTGGAAGGCGGTTGTTTCTGTCCGTTGACTTTCCGCCAGCAGCCACAACGGCTTGTGTTGCTGCATCAATCTCTGCTTGAGTTAATCCTTTAACTGGCATCTAATTACCCCACAAATCCGAACATCTTGGCAATATCAAGTGCTGTATTGCTGTATGTTTCTTTAGCGTTTCTTGTGTACTGCCACAGTGGGTCACTCTTAAGTTGCTTTGTAAAGTCTGCAAATGTACGAGCGTTACCTGTAGAGTTATCAACAACCTTACCCATCAAGTCGTTCCATGTAATAGCAGTTGAATCAACCTCAAGAAGGTTAGCCATCTGCGTGCGATAACTGTTAGTTACTTCGTATAGGTTACGACCTGCTTGGAGAGAAGCCAAGAATGGCTTGTTCTGCGGTGCATCGTAAGCCATATCTTTTACTGTCTTAATCCAGTAGTTTGCATCGCGACCATCTAGTGGGTCAAGCAATGATGTGTTAATTGTCTGCTTCATTGTTGCATCAAGAGGCACGCCATATAGGTATGCTTGCTGAGCAATGCGGTCATAGAATGAACCAAGGGTTCCACCACCAGAGAAAAGAACGCTACTTTGTGTAGAAAGATATTGCTCTAATTGGTCATCATCCCAGTTATTCTCGATTGACTTAAGGGCGATACCTTTAACAAAATCTGTATTGTCAATAGTCTTGCCTGTTGCAGGGTCAATCTGGCGAACAGTAACACCCAAAGCCTCTAACTTACCAAGCATCGTATCCATTGTGTTGGATACTTTTTCGGCAAAGGTTGATGCATTGCGTGGGTCATGTGTATCTAAGAAGAATTTGCGGATACTTGGATAAGTTGCTTGCCACCATACGGTACCCTCAAGGGCATCCATAAAGGTATCTTCATCCCACTTCTCATCTTTAGCACGCTTAAGAAGAATATCAATCTCAGCCTTTTGTGTCTTATCTTCTAAAGATGCAAAGGTTGTGCGAAGATATGAAACCCACAAATCTTTTATATCTTGACCAGGAGTTTCCGTAGGCGTTGGGGTAGGAGTAGGTGTAGGGGTTGGCTTTGGCTTCGGCTTTGGCGTTGGCTTATCAAATGTATTTGGATTTTTGTCAAGAGTATTTGGGATGCCATCGCCATCTGAATCTGCAGGCTTAGTATCCTCAACTTTTGGAGGTGGAACTGTAGAAGCAGCAGCATCGTCAGCAGCACGAATTTTATCACGGGCTTTTTGTGCAGCCTTTGAATCATTAAGTGCCTCAGCACGGGCTAAATCTTCCTCAGCCTTAGCCTTTGCTTTTTCAGCAGCAGCCTTCTTAACCTTGTTACGTTCTGCTGTTAACTCAGAATTTGCATCATTAAATGCTTTACGCAATTCCTCAAGTGCTTTTTGTGCAGTCTTAAACCTAGCGCTACCAGGCTTTTCGGATTTAATAATTTGCTCATTTTGATAAATGGCAACACCAATTTTACGGATGCGCTCCTGTGGAGTCTCAGGTACTACGGCTCTTGGGTCTGCCATTATCCTTGTGCCTCTCTTACATCTTGTGCAACGCGGTTGTAGATAGCATCCATGTACTTATTCTCTTGACGAACAGTAAATTCTCTGTCACCTTGAACCATGTCAACGATTGCCTGTTGGCGACCAGTTGCGCCAGTATCTGCACCTTGACCAAGGAACACACTGATTGCTTTAGACCTCTCAGCGCCAACAGCATTGCGACCAAGGAGTTGCTGGTAAACAGACTGAACAGCAGCCTCGGCATCTTGCTTGGTGTAAACTGGACCCTTAGAGGAAACATCTCCACCTAGACCTGCAGCCTGGGCTTTTTCAATTAAGTCTGCTAAATTGATACCACTTGTTGGTGTGCCTGTACCTGCAGGGGTACCTGATTTAGTTCCAGGCTTGTTATTTTCTTTTCCTGTAGTCACTTACACCACCACCGTATCATTGATAAAATAACGATTCATAAATTCTTCAAACTCTGGGCTTTCGGCAATAAGTTGTGTGCGTACTTGGTCAAGTACAAACACAACATCTGCATTACTTTTAGCCTCTAGCATGCGTGAGCCACCTGCTCGTTCACGCTGTTGTAACAAGTTACCCAGTTGCTTGCGTGCATCTAAGTACACAGCCATAGCCTTAACTACTGAGCGATTACCGTTTTGTGCCATCCATTTTTTATCTCCCAAGGCTGTCTCAAGTACTTGCGCTCTGCGCTCATACTTGCCACGGTCTGGAGAAATGTATTCTGAGTACCAGTCAAGATTCTGCTCAGCCATCTGACGAAGCCATAGTTTCTTAGCAGCATTGATTGGCTTTAGGGAATCATCAGTATCAGAAACAATTCCGTTCTGAATCTTGTAAGTGTTAATCTGACCCATCAATGAGTTGAACTGTGTCCAACCACGCTTGATGTTTGCATCGCGTAGCAATTCTTCTGGGCTACGGTTCTGTCGGTAAGTGTTCTTTGAACCAGGATATGCTCCTTGACGGTACTGCCATTGGTATGCAGCCTGGCTAAAAGTGTACTGCCCATCAAAGTCATTGGCAAGGAAGCCAATAAGTTCTGGGTTGTCATTAGCCTCGGCATTAGCCATAAGGTTTTGGAACTTCTTAAGATTTTTAACAGTACTGATGTTAGCCTCAAGTCCACCTGGTGACTTAGATAGGCTGACAGTTGCTTCAAAGAAATCAGGGTACATCTCAAGGAACTTAGCCTCTGCCTCACCTGGACCATACTGAGTCATGAACTGACGGAATGTTTGCTGGTAGAAGTCAGTCTCTGGGCTAACTGCAATAGGTAATGAGATTGAACCTAATGCACGAAGCATGAAGAACTTGTTTGTTTTGTCCTTGATTTCATCCAGAGTTGGCTCGTCTGTGCGCTTACCGCTGTTAAAGTTGTAAGTCTCATAACGAAGCATCTGGTTGAATGTACGAACATACAGTTCATCCTGTGTCCACATAGTACGCAAACGGCGTAGTGCAGCAGGTGTGAACAAGTCAAAAGCATTTTGTGGCTGACCAGCAGGGAACAGTGGTCGGAACGCATCTTCTAACTCTGGTCGGTTGCGAACAATTAGATATGTTGGCAGTACAGCATAAGGACCAAATCCTGGGTTTCCAGGCTGACCTTGTGTAATAACATCAAGAGATGAAAGCGGGATGCTTACACTCTTAAATGAATTCTGCGCTACTTCTTGCCATGCCTTTGGAAGTGACTTGATAAAGCCTTGTGGTACTTGGATAACCAAGTTAGCCATGCCTTCTTCTGATAACTTCTTAGCATCTGTAATGCGATTGCCATCTTGGTCAATAACTGTTTGACCATTAACAATCTGTGCAATTACACGACCTGCGGTTGCAACTGCTGTTGGGTTCTCAGCAATGATGCCAGACCAACGTTTCATTGTATTTTCGTAGGCTGCAAAGAATGGGAACATCAACTGCATTACCTGGCTAGATGATGCACGGCTACGGCGAACAATGGTAAACAATGTACGCTCAACTTCACGGCGTGCTTCTTCACGAGCGCCACGGATAGCACGGTCAATTTCCTCAGCGGTTAACTTGTCAGTTCCCCTTGCTGCAGCCATTGCTTCAATGTTGCCCTTGATGCGCTTGTTGTATGTTGCCTTTACCAATGGGTGACGGGCAAATACATCTTCTGGCATTGAGCCAAGGAAGCGCATAACACGGCGGTTAAAGGTATCAATCAGGCGTTCCTGGTCGCGGTACTCTTTACTTGTTGTAACAAGCAAGCCGTTAATTTCTGGAAGGCTCTCTGGGTTGCTACCGAATCTATCGCGTAACCAGTTCTGAACTTCGCCACCTGAGATAACCTTGCCATCTTCTTCCTTAACACGGCTAAGGATAAGTGCGGTTTCCTCATCTGGAATATAAACCTTTACAGCACCACGAGTGATGTTAATCTTCTCAAGCAAGTCCTCATCTAGTTCGCCACCCTTAAGGGCAGTAAATCCAAATGACTGGCGTGGTGTTGTGTAAGTATCGTTAGCGTACTTACGACCTTCAAAGTTGCGAGTCATCCAACCAAGGATGTCATCATCTGTATCACCGTCAAGAATCTTGCGGACAACAGGGTCCATGATTCCTGTCTCAGGGTCACGGAAGTGCATGTTCAAAACATTTGCCCATGACTCAAAATAGCGTGGGTCTGATGGCTTAACAGGGGCTACTGTACGAGCGCCAATGCCTGTTGTAAATGCCATTTCTTGTGTAGCAACCATTGCGTTCCATGTGTCCTCGGCTGAGGTACGACCCATGAACCATGATGCATCTTGGAATACTTCTGGAACATTGTACTTGTAACCGCCAGCCTCAATGTCCATATAGCCATAACCTGTGCGTTGCTTAATTGCATTAGATTCAGCGCGAGTAATAGCAGAGCCAAGGCGCTCTGACATATCATCAAGGTGTGCATGTGAAAGAGTAAATAGTCGAGCAAGGTTTTCTGCAGCATCCTCTACACCATTGTTAATAGCAGCATTAACATTGTCTTTATTGTAGTAAGGAGAGATAGCAACATCTGGACGGCGTTGTGCTTTCTTTGCAGCCTGTCGTGCCTGACGGCGTTCCTTAGCAGTAACCATTCTTGGCTCAAGACCAATTTCTGGTAAATCTTCTGCCATTTGAATCTGAGCGCGTTGTTCCATTTCTGTAACGGTACGAGTAACCTCGCGCTTGCGACCAGCCTTATCAATAGACTCTGGCAATACGATGTATGAAACTCCACCTGCACGCTTGTCATCAAGGACTACAGCGTTACCGTAACCATTCTCACGAAGGTACTTATAGACAGGGGAAGTCTGGTCTTGCCAGCCCTTTGACTTGTTCCATGCATTAAATTCAGAAGCCTTGTTATTAAACAAAGCGCGTACATCCATTGGCAGTTCGCTCCAACGGGTCATGAACAATGATGGTCCATAGACACGAATTGGTTGAACATTACCCTTAGAGTAGTTCACGCGGAATACTGGACGGTATGACCAATCCTTGAACAAGACTGTTTCAAACTCATCTGACTCAAGTGCTAATACAAGCGTTTCGTAGTCAATAGACTTAACTGGAACCCAACGGGAACCACGCTTGATTTCAACTTTTTGACCGCTATTAACTGCATCAATCATGTCTGACTGCAGTTTAATCATAGCCTCATTAAGAACATCTTGGCGCTTGGCTGATGGCATTGAAGGCTCATCAACAATAGCACGCAATGTGTATGTTGGCTGAATTGCTGGAAAGTCTTTAGTTGCTGGCTTTCCTTCAATAATGTCAACAACTTCAAACTTTGTTCCTGGAGGAAGCAAGACTTCTTGTTCTGCAACAAAAGAGTTTTCAAACTTTAAACCAGACTTTGTATAGCCTGGTACTGCTACATCTTTAAATCCTTCGTATGTAGAATTTACATCTAAACCCTTTGCACCTTTAGGCAACTGAATCCGCACAATAGTGTCTTTTGGTCTGCCTTGGCTATCGGCAAGTTTTCCAGCAAATTTTTCAGCCTGGCGATATTCTTTAGATGTAGATGTAAAACCTTTTTCGGTAATTATATCGCCAAGTTGTGCATTAAGAATATCTGGGTTTGAAGTACCACGATATACAACTGTATTCTTTGTAATAACACTTCTTTGGATTGCACGCTTAAGTTGTTCGACTGGGAACTTCTCAGCACTTTTTTGTGCATTTACAGATGCGTTTCCGCGTAATACTTCTTGCAAAGAAATACGAACATTTGGAGAACCTTGTACATAATCTTCAAGTGCGTTCATCTCAACTACTGGCATTTTTGCTGCAACAGCAGGTGTACCAATTTCTTCGGCAGGGGTAAATTCTGGCTTTTGACCAAGACGACCTGGACGACCTGACTTGGTAGGAATGTACTGCTCAACGGAATGGACAGTGCCACCCTGTGCGTAACGGCGAGCAATCGCAGGTGATGCTGACATCGCAATGGAGCGTGCTTCATCAATTTTAAAAGCATCAGTTGCTGAGCCATGGTAAAGGGTTACTGATTCTAAATCTGCAAGTACACCCTTGAGTGTACGAACTTCATCTTCAACAGTAAGTGGACCAACACCTGCAGTAAAACGCTGCTTAAATGCATCGCCTTCAAGTTCACCAATGCGTGTTGAGATTGCCTTAGCAAGTTGTTTACGGCTCATGTCAACGGCACGCAGTTTGTCAACCTCTGACATAAATGCGTACTGCAAAGTTGGTACATCATCAATACGACCAGCGTTAATATTTACTTGGTCAATAAGACGGGTAAAGCCAACCTGACGGTTATTAAAGAATCGCCCAACTGCATCCTTGCCACCTGCTGCAACCATCGCTGGCATAGCAAATCCCTTAGCCAACATAGATAGTTGTGCTTCGGTAATGTTACGAACGGTGTAACCAAGGCGCATAAGAACAGAAGTCTTAAAGATGTCATTGATAGTACCAAGGGCAGCAAGTCCCTTGTCTGTACGCATTGTCAAATCCTGAACATCAATGCCATCGAGCAATCCTGGAAGGATGCTTTCGTGTGACTTAATGGCACGAGCCAACTTACGCATGTCTGCGATAATTACAAAGTTTGCAGACTCACGCTGTAGCACTGGTGATACTGCGCTGATGACTTGACCGTTCTCAAGGTATGAAACGAATCCTTGGTCGCGGTGTGCCTTAATACGAGATGCACGGCGGTAATCAAAGATTGCATAAAGGCTATCAACAGTTGACTGGTCGTAGTTAGGAAAGAGAGTAGCAAGCGCTTCTTTCTCAGCACGCTGGATAACTCCGTTGCGCTCACCTGCAGATGCAGCACCTAAGTACTGGTCAGCATATTGTGCTGCTCGTGCGCCAAAGGCACCCTTAGATAGGTTATTAACCTCACCTAAGAAAGCATTAAACTCTGTGTATGAATCGCCATCGTTAACATTAAATACACCGCTTGGCATTTCATCTTTAAAGTAGTTAACTACCTTGATGATTGGGTGCATGCTTGTCTTTTGTATTAAGACAGATTCTGGTTCAGCAAATGTACGAGCAGCCTTAGCCTTAGATTTCTCAGCAAGTTTGCCTTCCCAAGGTCCACGGCTGAAACCGTACTTAAACTGTCCACCAGTTTGTACTGTCTCAAGCGCTACGCGGAAGCGGTCATCATCGGTACTAGCCCGTGAGATGTAACCCTGTAAAACTTCATTGTACTTAGGCGAAGTAATCATGTCGCCTTCTGACTTGCCTTCAAGAAGCATACGGTGTGGATGTGGCACATCACCGAGTGCATCAATAACTAAGCCAGCCTCATCATCTACATCTACAATTTTTGAGATTGCATCTGTGTCTTTAAACATAACAGCGCGGAAAGTATCTACTACTTCTTGGTCAGTTGTTGCACGACCAAACAGATACGCCATGGCATCTGGGTTAGTAACTTTCTTCTTGCGCCAGTACTCGTATTGTTCTCTAGCACCTGTGTTAGCAAGGAACTTAATATCTGTAACTGCTTCGCCTTGACCATCAAGTGCTTTAACTAGCAATCCATCAAGGCGGTCCTCTGTCATTGCAAACTTACCAAATACTGCACGAGCAGTCTTACCAGAGATTGTATCTAGCATTGGTGCCTTAGCAGCAATGACTGCACCCTTGCCAATGAAACCTGTAAAGGTCAATGGGTCAATGATTGTTGATGCAGTAATGTCTTGAATACCTGAAAGAAACTTTCCTGTGTACTGGTTCTGAAAAGCAGTCTCACGGTCTGTTGGGTCGAACAGGTCAAAGCCAGCAGATAAAAACTTTAGGTTGTTATCTGTCCAGTCCTGTAACCATCCTGACTTATCGCCAGAATTTTTACCAGGAGAGAGAACGGAAAGAGTCGCTTGCCCAAGACTGATATTGGCTTTTTCGCGTTCAACGCGTGCGGTGTAGTCGGAGTATGACTCGTTCTCGTTCTTAAACTTGTTGTACATGAAAGGTTGGTCAAGGATTGTTTCAACACCTTCACGGCGTACCTTGCCACCTAATTCGTATGATGCTTCACCTACTGCAAGTAAACCGCCAACGGCAGCACGAACAGGGGTGGTTGTAACCTTGATTGTATTCTTAGCAAGGTTAATACCATCTACATACCACGGGTCATCATTAGAACCAGCAGTTGCTAAATCTTTAAATAGTCCAGGCAATCCAGTAAAGTCAACTGCTGACTTTGCCATCTTGCCTAAGTTGTCAATCCAACTCACTACTGAGCCTGTCCGTCTAGTTGACTACGAATGTAGCGATACCAGTTACGGGTTGCATTAGATGCATTTGGTGACTCAGCAACCTTTGCATAGAAAGGCATATTAGCAGCGAGCGCAGCAATATCTTCATTGTTTTGCGCTGCAAGCATGCTTGGTGCTGCCATGATTTCTTCACCTGCATTAGGTCCCATGGCTGCGCCTGTATCTACTCCTTCTTCTGGGTAGAGTGTTGTAGCATCGAGAGGAACAATATCGCCAGTTGCCATCTTAGGTACAACAGGATTGCCTCTATTTGGCAACTGTACGCCAGACTTTGACATTGGGGCTTGAGTTTGAAGTTCATAAAAATCTCCTGCGTTGTCAATACCTGCAGCATACTGTGCTGCTTGTCCGCTTGAACCGTCTCCACCTGTAGCGGATACTTTAAAATTCTTATTTGCTTCTACTGCCATGATTACCCCAATGCTAAATTAGCGTTTGAAAAATTGGTGAGCCTTTTAATGTCAAATGCTCAGGACTGTTTGATATGTTAATCGCGGTTATCAACCCATTAACTCTGCGTTTTCGGCAGCCGACTATTTAATTACTTGTTCTTTGAACCGCGTGTACCTGATGGCTGTGCAGTCTGAAAGACCTTACCTCCCTTGGAGGATGCCTTCTTTGCTGTCATTGGCTTCTGGTAGTTAGGCTTTCCTGCTGAACCCTGGTTAGCAGGCTTCTTGCTGTAGCCCTTCTTAAGTGCTGATGCTTTTTTCATTTTTTCACCTCCTTACACTGGTGTTCGTCTGATGAGGGATGCCTGCAAATTAGGTTCGCCTCGTGCTGTTAAACTTGCTAGTAAGGATTGAACATCTGGTCTGCCACCTGGAGCAATCTGTCCTGGTGCCACACCTGTCATACGACCTGTTGGGCTTAGTCCTTCTGGAAGTTGCCCCTCACCTGGAGGGACCGCGCCTGCTTGCCCAAGTATCTCAGGACTTACACCATCAGGGGTCATCGCACCAGGTGGGGGATTCTGTGGTTTAAACGCATCAGAAACCGCAACCTCGATAGAGGTTCCCTTCTGGCGTGCATTGATAACGGATGAAAGTTTGTAAAGAATGTCAGATGGGTCTTGACCTTGAGATGCAAGGGCTGGAATAGCCTGAGCATAAGAAGCAATCGCTTGCTTCATTGCATCGCGTAGTTCTTCTGTGTCAACCTTTTCTTCTTCTTGTGTTGCATTGAAGGAGAAAGGCATCTGACGGCGAAGGAAATCGCGTGAAATCAACTTGTCACCGCGTGCTTGTAGTCCAAAGACCAAGGCGCGGTTAGGGTCAAGTCCTGCCATTAAGCCATACTGGACATCAACAGTGTAATCACCATCAATATCGCGCATTGGCTTGTACTTAATGTTGTAAGGAGTACCGTTGCGTGTACCGCGTAGGTTCTTCTCTACATTACCAAAAATCTTTTCATCAACTTTGAGTGCAAGGCTGATAAGTTCTACGAAAGCACGAGCAAACATTGCATGTGCTGTCTTAATCTGTGTGTCAAAACCACCCATAAGTGCCTGAACACCACGACCCGTGATGATTGAAGCATCAATGTTACCTGTACGAGACTCTGGATAGCGTGAACCTAGGCGTAATTCACCTTCAAGTACCTGTTGCTGTGCAAAAGTTCCGCCAGGAATCTCAATAGATACACGGCGTACATCTTGTGGGCGCTCAGTTTGGATAACTGCATCTGGACCAAGTGCTAAATCGCTAACATCGCGTGGCACAACGATAGGTGCCTGTACTGCCTTAGTTGCAGCCTCAAGAGAAAGCAATGCATAGCGTGCTTTTGCTACCTGAATTGCTAGAACATCATCAAACTGTCCGCGTGATTGTGAGTCAAGTGATGGTCGCTGTACAACACGAACCATAACCTCACCTAATGCGTTCTTTGAACGGTCAATAACAAGGTTGTTGCGTGATGGGATGAACAAAACATCCTGGTCTTTGTCATGATAACGAACAATCTCAAGTACAGAGGTTGTTGTGTTCTCATCTTTGTCAAAAATAATGTGGGCATACTCTGGGTATGCAGCCATTAACTCTGATACTGGCTTCTCAATGCGTTGGTAGAAATACTGAACTCGACCAAAGCGGTCAATCATTGGGTATGAACCGTATGAATCTAAGAAACGGATGCGTGGCATCTGTGCTTCTAGGTCATACTCTACCTGTGCAGGTACAAATCCGTAGGTTACATAGCGGTCTGCCGCTGTAAACATCTGAGTTTGAATGTCAGAGAAGTCAACAATGCCGTTAACAATTTCCTCGCGCTTATCAGCCTTCTTGCGTTCCTTCTCAGAAACCATAGTAGGTGAGTTGCAGTTAAATGCAGGCATAGGCGCAATAACTTCTGATAGGTCACGCGCTGAAATGTCAACCATGTTCGCCACGATTGGGTTCTCGAAAGGACCGTCTGGGAACAAGTCAGGGTAAACATCGCGCATGCGACCTTTACGAACTAGGAGGACATCTTCCATGCGACTATCGCGCTCAGCAAATGCCTGCTTGATAATGAGGAAGTTATTTTTAATTTCATCAACAGTTAGAATCGCATCCACCTCCAGTTCTATGAATAGTTGTAGTCATTTAAATTAACGGTATATTGTCTTGATTCGTCATACTTTGTATGGAACATGTTCATGCGGTTGTGTGACTTTGAAAAGTTTGATGCATTTACTAAACGGTCACGAACACCAAGTTCAGCAAACCAGAAAGCCATGACGGTATCTGTCTTTTGTGACTTAGGTGCATCTGGATACCAGGTGACCAGTTGTTCAATGAGTGTCTTAATACCTTCTGATGCATGCGTTGATGGGAACTCAATAAGAGCCTTGCCATCTTCCCATCCGTAAAAGAGGGTCGTCAGGGATGCAACTCCGAAGTTGGTGTCCCATTTATTCTGACCCGTATGATGTTCGCGTAAAATTGCACCCCGTGACGACAGGTATTCCCGTACCTCACGGTCCTGAGTCAACATTGTTTGGAAAGCATTTTTCTCAACACGCCACTCAGAAACTCTATATTTATCCGTCCAACCCTTAATGAGTTCACGAATCTCATCTGGTTTCATTGCAGCCTTGTTAGAAACATCTAACAGATAACGCTTCTGTGTAGATACATCTATAGCAAGACAGACAGCAGCGGTATAACCAGAGCCTGCTGGGTCTAGTCCTGCTACAACAATCAAACCATCCATGCCATTAAAGCGCACACCATTCTTGCCCCTTGGAATAATTCCAAAGTTGCGAGCGCCATTGACAACACCCTTAACGGCTGTAGTAGGAAATGCTGCATCTTCATGGACTTGCTGTTGCTGATAGACCATTGCCCAAAGATTTGGGGAGATGCGACTGCGCTTTTTGTTTAAAGAAGGTCCATCCCATTTGTTGTACAGCCCGTTCTCGTCAGGTTCTCCCTTACCAGATACGGGTGCAATGTTGGTCTTAGCCCAGAGGGTTACCCATTTCTCAGGGTCCTCGTCAAATTCTAAAACTGCAGGTTGTGCAAAGTATGTCCATGGGGAAGTCTCATCTGGGTAGCGTGCTTCATCACGCAGTTCAGAGTACAAGTCCTTGGGACGAAGGCGCGTACCAATAACCAGTAGGCGACCACCATCGTTGTCAATACGGGACATAACTTCCGACTGAATCCAGTCAATCTGCTTCTCGTACTCATGGGCGTTGGTATGGTCAACACAGTCGTCCATGATGATTAAGTCAGCACGAGCGCCGTAGATATGACCACGGATACCGATAGCCTGGACTGTAGGGTCCTTTTCGCCAGAGTCGCGAGACTCAGAGGATAGATAAATTAAATCCTGTTTCCATGAATCAGACCCTTTTTGAAAACCGCCTGGAGGTCCAAAGGTTAATTGGAGGTCCTGGTACTTAGGATGTGTCAGTCTGTTTTTGATGGATAACAGGAATTTTTGTGCCATAGCCTGTGTCTTGGACACAACCATGATTCTGATATTAGGGTTCTGGCAAATCCGATAGACAGCATAGTTGACCGTAATGGTCGTGGACTTTGCGTGTTCTGGTGGGGTATTGATAATAATTAAATCAGGGGACCCAGGTTCATGGGTAATGGAAGGATGGACATCCGAAGGTTCTCTACCCTCCAATAAGTCAATCCAATGCTCCTGATGCTTGAACACCTGAGTGCCTAAAAATTTTTCTGAGAATTCAGGGAAGGGTGGTACTTCCCCTCTAGCCCCGTTGATTTCGCCACGGGCGGTCATACTACGGACTTTATCTACCTGGGTTGAAAACTCCTGGTCAGTCTTACGGTAGTATTCATAGGTCTTAACACTTCGTCCTACGGCATCCATCGCCCGTTGGACAGAGTACCCCTCCATTAGGAATTCGATAATTTGCCTCTTTATGGCATCGCTCTTATGGCTTGCTGCTGTAACTCTTTTTCTGTCCATAGGCATACCGAAACGAAAATATGGAAGTTTCGGGCTTATCTCCTAACCGAAGGCGTAGTCTAAACGAAGCCGAAGGTTAGGGCTTCCTTTAGGGTGCGACCCCAAGGGTCGCTGCTAGTGTATAGAGAGGCTCCGATAATTTCGCCTCTCACTATACTATAGGTGTCCAAAAGGTCCTTAGCGGACACTTTTGTCCAAAGTATTTTTAATATATTTTTGCCTGCGGCAAAAGTGCTGGTCAGAGGCTTATGTGACCCCAGAACTATCAAAGTTATGTGGGTAGATACACATACACATACACAGCACGGATTTAACAATCCTGGGGTGAAGCATGCACGCTCACTCACTTACTTTCAAGGCTAGGCAGACAGGGCTTAGCGGTGATGCGATGCAATGCGAACAGGGCTAGGACAGGCAAGGGCTTTCACTCTGCTAATCGCTCCCCCTTAATCCCCCGCATCCCCCCGCATGCATGCCCCCCGCTTACACGCTCACGCTCACGCTCACGCTCACGCCGTCTCACATAGTGAGATGACCAGTCATTCCTCGTAAGCGTGGAAGATGTGACCAGTCACACATTGTGTCTTAAGCGTGAGAGTTGTTGACAGCCTCCCCGCCCCGCTTGTATAAATCTCCTTGTGAGTTCAAATCGGACTTACGACATGACAGGAGAAACCAGAAATGACACAAGCAACAGCAACCAAGGCAACAGGCAAGGCAACCAAGGCGGAGGCACTCTCAACAATCACCAAGGCACTAGAACAGGCTCACGAGTTGATTAAGACAGAAACAGGCGCACCTCGTGCAACTCTCCTCGTGACTCGTGACCTCAAGGGCAGAAAGGGACATTTCACCCCGTTCACACCATGGAAAGCGGGAGAGGAATCTTTCTCAGAAATCGCGTTCAACCTTGAGCATTTCACGACACCAGAAGAATTACTTTCAACCCTCCTCCATGAGGTGGCGCACTCAATGAATCACATGAACGGGATTGAAGATTGCTCCTCAAATCAGTATCACAACGCTAAGTTCAAGGCTCAAGCCGAGGCGCTAGGGCTAGAAACTCACGAGATTAAGGGAAAGGGACACGCTGCAACAACCCTCACCGAGTTAGGCGCTAAGCGATGGAAGAAAGCCCTCACCATCCTATCGAACGCGTTCGACCTCACCGCCCTAGGAGGCGAACAGGCGAAGAAGAAAGGCAGAAACACCAACTTAATCAAGGCGGTGTGCCCTTGTGAACAGGTAATCCGCGCCTCTCGTGGCGTGCTGGATGCTGGTGTCAGTTGTGACATGTGCGGGATGAGGTTCATCGGCTAGGACTTAAGACAGAAAGCCCCCGCCCGATAAGTCGGCACAGGTTCACGACCTACGGGGGCACGATGTGACCAACATCACACCCGAAATCCCACAATGGGAAACGGAATCGTGAGAAGGTTGCACCAAGCAAGACCGCAAGAGGTAAAGCGCCCCTTGTGTATTAAGACAGGAGAACAGAAAGATGGAAGCAACAGCACCAACAGCCCGCGAACAATTCGTGAGCGATTACACCCTTGTTGTGGATAACAACAGCGAGGCTTATTTTGAGACGATTGACCTAGTACGAAGCAAGAAAGAAAGCGTTCCCGCAATTAGCGAGGCAATGCGTGAAGTTTTTGAGGAGCAAGTATCGCGGGCGCTCCTTGTCTTAAGACAGAGTGAAGAAGTCGAGGCAATCACCGCCGACCTTATGCATGAGTTGTTGCTCGGCTGGGGTTCAGATGTTTTTGATGACATCGCCCGCCACTACATCCAGAAAGATGGGGAGTGACTTAAGACATGAAAATCACATACGAAATCTACAGCAAGCGCGGAAGTTTCTCAGGCTTGAACACCACCGACAGCATGGAAAAGATGGCACAAATCAAAGCCATGCTTGAGGCTAACAAGCAAGCATGCACCATTGTAAAGATTACCGAGGAGGTATGACTTAAGACAGAAAGAAAACATGTGATGAAAATCACAGCCTCAAATGTTGAAGAAACCGCGGTGTTCATGCCACCATTGAGGCACAAGGTAAGGCGGAGAAAGTCTCCACTTACTGGCACCACCAAGAACAGGAGATGAACCAAATGAAGCGAGCCGAACTCATAATCGGAAAGAGTTACTACATGCACGAGTCTGCCAACTGGCGAGACAAAGTTTATGCAGATAATTCCTATGCAAAGACCGCCGACATACACAAACGGCGCAAGGTTGTAATCATAGAAACACAACTTAAGACAGAACAAGAAAAGAAATACCGCAATCGTGATGTCTTAATACAGAACAGCAACGGCGACCAAAAATGGGTAGCCCTCAATCACATCCGCATTGAGTGGATTGAAGCGGTCAGGCTGATAACAAAAGACTGGCGCAACGCACGAGGCTATGACGACCGAGCCAGAAAATACGCCCGCCACCTAGAACGCAAGTTTCTCCGCGAGCAATACACCCCTGCACTCAAGAACATGCTTGAAGAAATCCAACGAGTGACAGGCGAGAAAGTATTTTCATGGGACAAGTTTGAGAGTTTAGACATCAAGACAATCCAGATTCTAACTCAAGCAATCTCAGGTATTAAGACAGAACTAACAGCGGTGGCATCATGACCGAGACTATCTGCGGAGACTGCCTAATCCCACTCAACCAATGCCAACATGCCAAGGAGTACAAGCGATGAAACTTACACGCCGAGGCAAACAAGTTAGAGCGATGTTTATTTATGTCTTAATACTCAGCGCAATCTACACAGTATCAGTTGCACTAGGAGTCTGGGAGATTCCTGAATCATGCTTAGTCGAGCAAGTCGGGTGTCCTGCTGGGCATCCTCTGCCTTAAGACATAGTGTGACCAACATCACATGCAAAATGCTTGACACCGCATAGGTGACGAGAGTTAAATACAACTACCAACTACAGACAGGAGAAACACAATGGCAACATGGACACACCCTAACGGGGACACAATCACAACAGAAGGCACCACCTATACAGTCACACAGAATGGCGTGAGCCGAACAGTGAATGTTGATAAATGGACAGCCAACGCAGAACAATGGATGAAGAACGACATCAAAGACGGATACTACGAAGGCTTCGTACTTAAGACAGGAGATAACTAACATGCCACTACCAGAACACACACTAGAAGCATTAACCAACGGCGCTAACAACATGTCATTCAACGAGAACGGAGAGATGACTAGCGCAAGCGGGTCAGGCGTGGACTTGTATGTCCTCTTGTCTCTTGTCTCATGGATTAAGTTAGAACTTAAGACAGGTATGAAGATGACCCGTCATGGAAGCACGCTTAAGAAGGCTAACGAAATGCTGGGTACAAACTACAAGCGCAAGCAACAGGCACTTGACCACCTTGAGGCACTGCTCTCAGTACTTAAGACAGAGGAGAAATCTAATGGCTAATGTATGGAAGTCATCAGTCACAAAAGGTATGACCAAACACTTGACCGAGCAAGAACTATCAGACTTGATTGCCAAACTTGACGATGTTGTCATGATGGTCTGCGAATCCTACGAGATTGGGGCTTAAGACATGAGAGAGTACACAACTTATTGGTATGTATGCACATCATGCGATACCTCAATAGAAGTAACGACAAGACGAACAGTTAATCGTGCGCCTCAATGCACATGCAAACACAGTCATGTAGTCCTGTGCCAAACAACCCCTCCGACTAAAGAAAGTGTGGCTTAAGACATGAAAGATAAATGGTTACTTACGATTGAGGTAGATACTTATGACGGCGACCCACGCATGTGGGACTGGAACCACCCTGAGTTTAAGTTCGATGACTCAACAGTTAAAGTTCTTACATCAGAGTTCAAGGGACGGGTGCTACCTGATGAGCAATAAAGAAATGATTCGTCTGATTCACAATAAAGAAGTTAAGGCATTGTGCAACACAATAAAGAGAGCAAGGTCACAGCGAAATGCCACGACTAATAACGAGGACTTCGACTACTGGCATGGTATAATGGAACA